CTGGAATGGCGATGGTGTGGAGAAGAACTTGGAAGAGTGTGCTTTCTGGTATGAGCTGGCAGCTAACGGCGGTGATGCCCAGGCACAGTTTGCCACTGGCTGGTTTCTGATGACTGGTACTGGTGTTCCACAGGACGAGCGCAAAGGCTTAAAGTGGATTCACAAGGCCACGTTCCAAGGCTATCAGCCAGCGATTGACTATTGCAAGGAGCACGGCTACAAGTGAACTTTTCAAGATAGTTTCAGGTTTTGGAAGATTGAGGAAATAAAAACCGAAAGTCGCTGAAAATCAGCATTCTTCATCAATTTGTGCAGAAAGGCAAAAAAGCAAAGCGCAGATGACCATTGAAGCCAATCCGCTACCAAGTCATTACCTATTTGCCACTAATTGATAAGTGTTCTGACTCGCCCGAAAACAGGCAATTCTGTGAAGAATGGAGCATCTGAAACGGGCGTTATGAAAGTTTAACAATCGCGGTTTCTTATTCACCGTTCTGCTACGTTTTCAATTTGTCAATATGAGTGTAATAAAGTAATTTTGCGACCTCAAAAATTGACGAGTATGAAAACAGAAATGAAGGTGCTGCTCTACCTCAAAAGAAACGAGCAGGGAAGTGAAGGACTTTGCCCGCTGATGGGGAGGATTTCCATCAAGGGACGTTACAATTCAACGGCACAGTTCTCCTGTAAGATGAAAGTGGATTCCCAGAAATGGAATGCCACTTCGCAACGCTGTACAGGAAAGAGCAAGGCTGCGACATCGGCCAACAGGGAAATCGAGAAGATGTTGTTACTGCTCCGCTACCGTTTTAACGAACTGGTCGAGGACGGACGGAAGTTCTCAGCAGAGGATCTGAAGAACTCATTCCAAGGCATCGCGGCTGTGCAGATGACTTTACTAAAGCTTTTCAGGTCTCACAACGAGGAACTGGCTTCTTGTGTGGGAGTGAACCGTTCCAAAAACACATATCTCCAATACGATAAGGTCTATCGGAGCCTTGAAAAGTATGTCAACGATAAGAAGAAAGTGTCGGACATACCCCTCAAGCAATTGGATATGGATTTCATCGAAGAATATGACACCCACCTGAAGATAGATTGCAAACACAAGCCCGCGACAAGAATAGCGCATCTTAAGGTGTTGAAGAAGCTCATGAACATGGCAACCTATCGCGGCCTTGTTCCTTCAAATCCTTTCAAAGGCTTTAAATCAGAAAGGCCGAAGCAGACGACACGTTACCTGGAGATGGACGAATTGAAGAAGATCATGGCAGTGGAGCTTGACCATCCGAGCCATATCCTTGTCAGAGACCTATTTGTGTTCTCAGCCCTTACCGGTGTGTGCTATTGTGACATGTGCAGGCTTAAGGGTTCCGACATTGTGAAGCAGGCCGACGACACGTCTTGGCTACAGATTAACCGCCAGAAGACAGGAACGCCAGAAAACGTGCGCCTGACAGACATTCCCCTAACTATCATTGATAAGTATAAGGGCATTAACAAGGATGGTCATCTTTTCCCGATGCCGTCCTATACGACCATAAGACTGCACCTGAGAACCATCTCGAAGAAATGCGAACTTAGCCATACCGTATCATACCATCAGGCCCGCCATACATTCGGTACGACAATCTGCCTGGGCAACGGCCTTCCCATTGAAACCGTCAGCAAGATAATGGGACACTGCAGCATTAATATCACTCAGCATTATGCAAAGGTGACGGAGAAAAAGATTGCCGATGATGTTCAGTCATTGGACACCTGTATCGGCAAGGGCTTTTCCCTTGCTGGCATAGAACTGCCGCCGTCAAAGATATTGAGAGACTATAGCCAGCGTAAGCAGAAACCAAGAAGAGGAAAGAAAACAGAAACAGCAATTGAAAAATAGGAGGAACTATTATGCGCAGTACATTCAAGCAACTATTCTACATCAACCGTCAGAAAGAAAAGAAGAACGGCAAATGCCCGGTTATGGGCAGGATTACCATCGACGGAAAAGTATGCCAGTACTCCACTGGCTATGAGATTGACCCATGCCTATGGAACCCGTCCACTGGCAGAGCCTTCGCATCAGGAAAGATTATGGAAGTCATGACCGCAGAGGAGAAAACGAATATCAAACGCCTGAACATGCAGCTTGACGGGCTGATAAAGAAGGGAGAAGAGGCATACAAGCGGAATCTTGCGGGAATCGGCTATGTATCTGCCGAGATAGTCAAAAATGCCATATTGGATGCCGATACCCAGAAAGAAGGACTATTGGAACTTATGGCAGACTACAATGACGAATACAAGAAGCGTATAGGGATAGACAGGTGTGCGGCCTCATTCCAGAAGTTCAGGCGCACAGTCTCCATCCTTCGCGATTTCATTGCCTACAAGTACGAGAGAGATGACATCTCCGTCAAGGAACTCGAATACCAGTTCATGGTTGATTTTGACTTCTATCTGTCAACGACGCTGCGGATGGTGCCAGGTACTGTCAACGGCTTTATCGCAAGGCTGCATCTTATCGTCCGTCAGGCTATCAAGAAAAAGATTATCCGCAGGGATCCGTTTGCAGGGTTCAAATACCACAAAGTGAAATCCAATCACCACTATCTTACTATGGAGAATCTTCATAAGATGATGTCACTTGAACTGAACACCTATCGCCTCTGCCATACCAGAGACCTTTTCGTGTTCAGCTGTTTCACGGGTATTGGACGGGCAGACCTTGCCAACCTCAAAGCCAGTGACATCAAGACCAACAAAGACGGGAGCCAATGGATCCATATAGCCCGCCAGAAGACCTATACAGATTGTGTAATCCCTCTGCTTGACATCCCCCGGCGAATCATCGAGAAATACAAGGGAGAGGGCAAGGACGGCCACCTGTTCTTCGTCCCGACGAACACTTGTATATGCAAGACGCTCAAGATCATTGAGAAGCAGGGTAATTTCAACCAGCATTTGCGATACTACGATGCCCGTCACACCTTTGCTACCCAAGTGTGCCTGAGTAATAATGTACCCATAGAGAGCATCAGTAAGATGCTGGGCCATACGCATATTGAGACGACCCAAGTATATGCAGAAATCACCATGCAAAAGCAGCGCGAGGACATGCAGAAATTGGCAGACAGTCTTGACGAATGTTTTGAAGATTCCGAAAAGGAATTCATAAAGGTGCCGTACAAAGCCAAATCCCAAAAGCCTTGATGACAGTCTGCGGCAATTCATTCATCAAAAACAGAAAGACGGAAACTCTGATTTTTTCAGGCTTCTGTCTTTCTGTTTTACCCCATGAACTCTTTCCGAAACATCACTTATCCATCGTCCGATAGGCAGGGTGATAACACTTCTCCAGGACATCTTCCAAATCGCGCTCACGATAGAGCACCTTGCCGCCCAACAAGATATAGGGCAGGATGCCGTCGTTTCGGTACTCCTGCAAGGTCCGGCGGCTGACCTTCAGGATCTCCGAGACCTCCTTGTCCGTCAAGTATCGCTCACCGTCGAGCATCGGGCGATAGTTACCCGTCACCTTCTTGTAAAGCGCAAGCACTTCCTTCATGCTTTCCAGCGCATTCCTGACGCCAGCGTTATGCGGCATGATCAGCTCATTCATAGGCACTGCGTTTTAAGTTCGTACACTTGGACTTTCCCCTGCCGTTTATAAGAGAGAGAATCCCCTTTACGTCTTCGGGCTTGTAGTAAACCTTACGGTTGATTTGTGAGTAGGCCAGCGTCCCGTTGTCACGGAGCGTCTGCAAAGTTCTCGGACTGATGTTCAGCATCTGGCACACGTCCTGATTGTCGAGCCAGTCGCCCAGCTTTTTGTCTGTGCCTCTGCTGGCCATCTTTTTCATTTGTTCGACGAAGCTGTTGAAGCTCGTCAGCAGCTCCTCGTAGGTGCTGCGCTCTATCGAAATTACTTCCATTTTGATATAGTTTTTGTGTTGTATTTTTTATTCTGGCGGCAAAGGTAATTCAAAAGGAAGAAACAGGCTGTGGCTGAAAATTTAGAATCAATTTTTAACTCTTCACTGAAATGAAGTACCTCTCTCCATTACCATGAAAAGTCAGTGAAACGTTAAATACAGAACCATTTTTTACAGAGATCACCCATTCGGATGCTTTGTCTTACCTTTGCGCCCGGTTTTCCGATTGTAACAAATCGAAATAAGGTTGGCAGCAGTCATCCGACAAGCCAAGACACATTAATATAAACTAAAATAGACAGAATATGGAACAACAAAGAAACGCCCGAAAGGGTAGCCGCCTGCAAAGGCAGATTGAGGAACTCCAGAAGCGCATGGAAGCCGTGGAGGACATCCTTGACAATGCCAAGGATGTCTTGACAGTGGAAGAGGCATCCCGATTCATGGACATAGCCCGCAGTTCACTCTACAAGATGACATCCGACAGGAGCATCCCTTTCTACCGTCCGAATGGCAAGATGATCTACTTTGAGAAAGCGGACATTCTGGCATGGATCCGACAGAACCGCGTAATGGCTACAAAGAAAGGCGACGGGACTGATCAGGAGCCTGAGCGTGATGATGATTTCCAGGAGGGTAAATGTCAGTAGT